AACCATCTACGTAAACAAATGATAAACGGGGAATACCCCGAGGTATGTAAAAACTGTTACTTAACAGAAAAAGATGGTGCAGAATCTAAAAGGACTAGAGATACAGGTAGATTTGAAAAGTACATAGAGGAATGTTTTAAAAATACTAATCCGGATGGTAGTTTAAAAAAGGTTAACTATAACTATGTTGAATTAAGATTAGGAACTGTTTGTAACCTAAAATGTACTACTTGTAATCCTTTCTCATCTAACAGATGGCATCAAGATATACATGCTTTTGCCAACACAGAGTTTGAAGAGCTCTATTATAGAAACGATATAAAGACAGAATGGTATAGAGATTTAGAATTTTATGACGAACTCTACAGTAAGTGTAATAATTTACAAGAAATATGGATAAATGGAGGAGAACCTACAATGATTAAGGAACATGGGTATTTTCTTGAAAAATTTATAAAGGATGGAACTAGTAAAAACGTAGACTTACATTATAGCTTAAACTGTACTCAATTTCCTGATAAATTTATAGAGATATGGAAAAATTTTAGGAATATAAGAATACATTTATCTATAGATGATCTAGAAGAGAGAAACTACTATGTTAGATTTCCTTCTGATTGGAATCAAATTATGAAGTCTTTTAATAAGATTTTAAAATATAGAGATGTTTTTAATTTAGAGGTATGTCAAACAGTTAGTGCTTTAAATGTATTTAATATAGATAATTTTAAAAAATTTACTGTAGATCATGGACTACATGTAGCCCACAATTATGTTCATTATCCAAATCACCTACAGGTAAATTTAATACCTGATAATATGAAGGAAGAAATTTTAAACAATATCAAATTTCTTACAGAAAAAGAAATCAACACATTAAAAGGAGAATTAAATAGACCGCTAATAAATCAAGACAGTGCTAGATTTCATAGATTTATTACTATTTTAGACAAGCACCGTAATGTAAGTATAGGAGATTACTTACCTGAATGGAAACCTTATATAAATAAGACAATATGAGCTTAGAAAAGTCATTTTGTATTTTACCTTTCAACCATTTAGCAACTCATCCTGATGGTAAGGTTACCCCGTGCTGTGAATCAAAAGAATATTTTGCTAAAACTAAAGGAAAAGTACTAGAATTAGGAAAAGCCACAATTAATGATATACGTCGTAGTGATAGTTTTAATACACTGAGACAGGATATGTTGGAAGGTAAATTACATCAAGCATGTAATTTTTGTTATGAAAGAGAAAAAGCAGGTTTAATATCAAAAAGATATAGAGAAAACCAAAAATATAATGTTGACTATTCTGATATAGAAGTATATAAACAACTACCATTACAGTCTATTGAATTAAGATTAGGAAATGTCTGTAATGCTAAGTGTGTTATTTGTCATCCTAAAAGTAGTTCTAAATGGAATGAAGACATTACTAGTGAACTAATTAAAGTTGATAGGAGTTACCATAAAAATATTATTACCAACACGTGGTTTAGAAGTGATGTATTTTATCAAGAAATTTTAGATCATGCTCCACTAATAAGACACCTATGGTTTAACGGTGGTGAACCTCTTTTAATAAAAGAACACTTAAAGTTTTTAAAACAACTAGTAGATTTAAATGTCACCACTAATATAGAGTTAGAATACCACACTAACGGTTCTTTAATAACAGAAGAAATAATTAAACTGTGGAATAAATTTAAATTTACAAAAATTACTTTATCGTTAGATGATATAGATGAAAGATTTAACTACAGTAGATTTCCATTAACTTTTGACCAAGTTAAAAATGGAATTGAATTACTGAAAAAGAATAATATATATTACGACATCATACCTACTATAAATTTACTAAATGTTTATAATATTACTAACATTTACGAATACTTTAATAACAGATACGCAAAAGAATGTAAATTTAATTACTTAAGAGTTCCTAAATTTCAAAGTATAGTAAACTTACCTGAAAAGATTAAAAAAGAAATATTAGAAAATAGCAGATTACCTAAAAACCTATACGAAGAATTAAAATATGAATTATACTCAGTCGAAGGAGAGGGTTTAACTAAAGCGGTTAATTTTTACCGTACTTTGGATAGACAAAGAGGAGTTAGTTTAGAAGAGTATTTACCAGAGTGGAATCAATATTTTTAGTATGAAATACGCTTGTCCTTTACCGTGGGTTGGTTTTTCTAATGATCCTGATGGATCAGTAAGACCATGTTGTATATATAAAGAAAATATTAAAGATAAAAACGATAATATACTCTATATACAAAACACTCCTGTGAAAGATATTTTTCATGGTGATTACATGAAAAAGCTTAGAGAGGAATTTAAAAGGGGAGAAAAACCTGCTGGTTGTTCTACTTGCTGGACTGACGAGGAAAACGGGTATACAAGTAAGAGACTTAAATATATAGATATTCATAAGAATATTCTAGATTTTGATAACCTACCAGAGTACCCTTTAGATTATCAATTAATTTTAACTAACGCGTGTAATTTAAAATGCAGATCTTGTAGCTCTTCCCATAGTACAAGTTGGCTAACAGAGGTTAATAAAATGACCGTAGAGGATAAAAAAGAACTACATCAAAGAGATTACAAAATGCCATACGGCCAATCTGGAGATACAGAGAGTGTGTTTCTAAAAGATATAGATACTTGGGGTGCTAATGTTAAAAGAATGGAAGTAGTAGGAGGAGAACCATTTTATACTAATGTTTGGGAAAAAGTATGGGATAGGTTAATAGAAAAAGGTTATTCTAAAGAAATAGATTTAACTATGTCTACTAATGGTACTTTTTATAAAGAAAAGTTATTACATAAGCTAGCTAAAAATTTTAAAACTGTTGGTATATCATTAAGTATTGACGGTATCGGAGATATGTTTGAATATCTAAGAAAAAATGGAAACTGGAATGAAGTAAAAGATAATCTTAAAAGCTTCTATTCTTTTTATACAAATTCAGAATACAATAACCTATACTTTCAATATACATTTACTATATCTTGGATAAATGCAGTAACTTTACCAGAAATGACTACATGGGTAAGAAAAAATACTCCTAAATTTAAAATTTGGTACAATTTAGTTCATGCACCTAATTTTATGAGTTTGTGGAATACCCCATCAGGTCTAAAAAAAGAAATCACTGAAAAACTCTCTATCTACGATTGGCAAAATAATAAAAAAGATATAGAGGCATTAATAAAATTTATGAATAGTAGGAGTATAGAAGATAAAATGTTCGAAAAGACTATTGATAAACTTCTACTTTTAGATCAATATAGGAATGATAACAGTTTAGAACTTCTAAAAAAGTACTATTTGAATATAGACAGTATTTAATGGATTTAAAAAACTACATATGTACTAACCCTTTTATTTATACAGAACTCACTGTAAACAGTCAGCATATGTGCTGTAATGAATGGATGTCATTAGATATTAAGACTAAAGGTGATTTAAATGATAACTGGAATAGTGAGAAAGCTATATCTGCAAGACAGTCTATGTTAGATGGCTCTTTTAAATATTGCTCTACAGATAAATGCCCACATTTAAACGATGTAGTTCATAACGATAGACCATCTGGACCGGTAAAATTAAAAACTGATGAATTAGTAGAAGAACTAACTAAACAAAAGTCACCTAATTCAATAAAAGTTGTGTTTGATAGTGCATGTAATTTAGCATGTCCATCATGTAGAACTAATTTTATCAGAAACGAAGATTATATAACTAATAAATCCAGACATATTTTAGCAGATGTCGAAAAATCATACGGTAATTCGTTAGAGTTTATATCAATGTCAGGTTATGGTGATCCATTTTATAGTGAAGCCTTATTTGAATGGTTATGTAATTTTGATAGAAGTAAATATCCTAATATGAAAAACATACATTTACACACAAATGGTATGTTATGGAATGAAAGAAATTGGAATAAAATAAAATCAGCACAACCTTTTATAAAATCAGCTGAAATATCAATAGATGCAGCAAATGCTGAGACTTACCATAAGGTTAGAAAAGGAGGTAAATGGGACCTTTTAGTTAAAAATCTTAAATTTATAGATACATTAACTCAAGTACATTATGTAGTACTGTCTTTTGTTATTCAAAATGATAACTACAAAGAAATAGTTCCTTTTTATAAATTAATGAAAGGTATATTTAAGAACCAAAAAAACACCACAATACAGTATTATAAGGTATTAAATTGGGGAGTACTACCGGAGGAAGAGTTTATAGAAAAAGCTGTATGGAAGGAATCACATCCTAATTATAAAAAACTTGTAAAAGAGATAAAATTACTAGATTCATATAATGATAATACAATAGTACATAGTCTACATGGAATTCGATAAAAAAAAATTAAAAGAGTCTGAAACTTTTTGTTTGGCACCCTGGCTATCAATACATACCTGGCCTGACGGGAATACCTTCCCTTGTTGTAACTGGGACTCAGGACAACCTGTAGGAAATATTAATGATCAAAGTTTGGAACAGATATGGAATAATGAAAAAATGAAACAAACCAGAACCGCAATGTTAAACGGTAAAAAAATTAGTGCTTGTGATAGGTGCTACCATCTAGAAAAAACAGAAGATGCATCGTATAGAGAGAGAATTAATAAAGACCACTGGGATAATATACATTACATTGACAGCACAGATACTGATGGTAATTTAAATATAATGAATTTACATTTATGGGATATTCGTATATCTAATTTCTGTAATTTTAAATGTAGAAGTTGCGGTCTAGGTTTAAGTTCTTCTTGGTATCCGGATACTATAGCATTAGGGCAAACCCCTAAAAAAGCATTAATTAACATTAATGATAAAGCTTCTTTCATGGATATTTTAGAACCTCACTACAGTTGTGTAGATGAAATATATTTTGCAGGAGGAGAACCCTTAATTATGCCAGAACATTATCAAATTTTAGATAGATTGATAGAATTAGGAAGAACTGATGTAAATATAAGATACTCTACTAATTTTTCTAAACTAACTTTTAAAGGTAAACATATTTTTGACTATTGGAAACAATTTCCTAATTTAGAATTATACATTAGTATAGACGGGGTAGGTAAGATTGGAGAATATGTTAGAAAAGGATATGATGATAAGATTTTTAACCAAAACGTTATAGATTATAAAAACTCAGGCGTTAAACATACAGATTATGCTTATGCTATTACTTATGGTGCTTTAAATTACTTACACTTATTTGATATGGTGTTAGACTTTATAGAGAGAGATTTTATAGACAAAAAGTTAGACACGGGAACAAGAACTTTATTTTTCAGCCCAATAAACAGACCTGCCTATTATGACTCAGTATTTCTACCTGACCAGTTTAAAATAAAATTTGCACAAAGATTGAAAAATTTCCATATTGAACTACAAAAAACCGGTATTAGTGATCGTTCTATAAAAATTTTAATAAATAAGTTAGCCACTGTTCATAAAAGAAGTATAAGTGAAAATTTTAACTATGAAGAAATGTCTGAATGTAAAAAAATTACAGATAAGTTAGATAAAATTAGAAAAGAAAGATTTATAGACGTATTTGGATATGAGACCTCTGAATTTATCCAACTTAGTAATAAAAATATTATATAATGATTAGATTAGTTTATGATGAGTTAGTTACTGCTAATGCCCGTGTATGTGAAGGAGTATCTAATACTGATACTTTAAAAGGAGTTTTAAATACTTTTCCTCAAAGTTTTGTGAGACAAACATTAAAATCGACCGATAAAAATACTAACAGTTATTACCCTGTAACGACATCTGCTCCTGAAATAGCTTTTGGGGAAACCGGTCCTGGATTTATTGAATTTATCAGCCCATTAGCTTTAACTCGCCTACAAGATCCTCAAGACCAATTAAAACTACTTATTAATTTTCCATGGGAAGGGTTTGATTTAAATTTTAAAAAACACCTTGTTATCAACTATATAAATTTATTAATTAGTAAATATAACATAAATGGTGATAAAATCTTTTTTTTATTTGGTGACGTAAATATAGAAAAAACTCTAGAATTAACCTCTACAAAATTTAAAATACCTGAAAGTAATATTTTAGGAGTAAATCTTTTTGAAGGTGTAGCTTTTGCTGATTTTAATAGTCAAAACTTTTCACCTTCTTCAGAGGTTACTTTAAATAAGAAAAAAAAATTTTTATGTAAAAATGGAGTAGCTCGTCCTTGTAGAATGTACCTTGCAGCAGCTTTCCACAATAAAAATCTTTTAGATAAATTTTACTTTTCTTGGTTAAATCATACTAAATGGGATTATAATCAACATATAGAATATAGTTTTTCTAAATACAATAATGGAAAAATAAATAGAGAATTTTTAAACTCTTTTTTAGAGTTTATAAAAGATGAACCCTATATCTTAGATATAACCAGTGAAGAAGCAACAGATAGAAACAATCAGATATACAATAACACTAAATTATACAAGGATAGCTATGCTTCTTTAGTAACAGAAACCGTAGTAGATGATTACAATAAAGGTGTTTTATTTCTAAGTGAAAAAACATATCAACCTATATACAATCTACATCCTTTTCTAAACGTTGGTGGCCCTGGAATATTAAAATTGCTAAAAAATGACGGTTATTTTACTTTTCCTGAATTATTTGATGAGAGTTATGATGATATAACAGACTGTAGTACTAGAATACAGAAAATTTTAACCGAAGTAGAAAAATTTTGTAATACAGATACTAAAGTTTTAGATAATATTTACTCTAGTAAGACATTTCAAGATAAACTAATACATAATTTTACTATCTTTAAAGATAGAAGAAGTAAAGAAGAGATAAAAAAAGTTATTAAGTGGCTATGGGGTGAGGTAGATGACGCTTTAGTAGCACTAATGAATTTTTAAACACAGTTTAAAATGACTAGCTTAATTTATTATAGTTCTACATTTAAAAATTTTATAAAAAGAGATAGTATTATTAGTACTTTAGAAAGTAAGTATTTAGAAGAACTCATCTCTTCTTGCCATCCTACAGATCTTTTTATTAACTCAATATGGGGTGAATTAGATAACACTTTAATAGAGCTTATCAAACTGAAACCATCACGAGCTATCGTATATAGCGGTATGGATTGGGAAAATACTGTATGTAGGAAAGAATTTAACGACTATATAAGTAAAAATGTAAAAAATATAGTACATATAGGTAACAGTGACGGTGAAGGTTATTTTAGCTTTTGGTTATTTTTTACAGAAAAGTATTTTGCATCCTATCCTATTGAGCAGGTTGAATTTAACAACCCCAAACATCTTTACATGTGTCTTAATAGAAAAAGACATTCACATAGAGTTACATTAGTAGACAGATTAAAAGAAGAAGGTTTACTGGAATATGGATTAGTTTCACTAGGTGGGGATTCGGAGAAAAAAATTCCTCAATTAAATTTAAAAGCAGACGCAAAAGAGGTAGATGGTAATAAAGCTACAGATTACAAACCAGGTGATATACCTAACGATATAAGTTCTATTGGGGACTTAACTAATTGGAATAACACACTTATTAATGTAGTTACAGAAACTACCACACACACGAGTACATTTATTAGCGAAAAAACTTGGAAGCCTATAGTAGGTCTTAGACCTTTTATGATAGTTGGGGATTATAAAATTTATTCGTATCTTAAAGAATACGGTATAGATACTTTTGATGATATATTCGGAACAGGTTATGAACATCCTTGGGTACATAATAGGATTGAATGGGTAATTAATAATTTAAAAAAGTATTCTAATACTAATTTACTAGATATGTATAAAGATTTGTATCCTAGATTAGTTAAGAATAAAACACAACTACAGAAAATTTTTAAAATAAACAGTATTAAATATTGTAAAGTAGTAGATTTAATTAAAAAAAATTAATTTTATGTATACTTCAAAAAGAACATTAGCAGTATTTGGATGTAGTTTTACAGAATATGGATATTGGCCTACCTGGGCAGACTGGCTAGCCAATAGTTACTCTAATTATGTGAAACTTGCAATATCAGGAACAGGAATTAGAGCACAGTTTAATAGACTTGTCGAGTTTTTAAATAATCAAAGTGATGATAAGTTATTAAACACAGATGTTGTAGTACAGTGGAGTAGTTTAAACAGGGTAGATATTATGTGTACGGGGGATAAAGGTGCGTACTCTGGAGGAGGGAATGTATATAATAATCTTTGGTTTAACACAGAATTTCTAAAAGACTATTATTCTATATACCAACAAGTATATGAAGCGATAAATTATATAGATACAGCAAAAAAACTACTTGAAGAGAAAAAAGTTAGATATGCTATGACTTTTATGTTAGACCCAAGGATAGGTGACTTTTTAGGAGAACCTGGGCAAAGTTGTAGTGATATACAAAAAGTAAAACACCTTTTATATAAATTCGATAGTATAATAGACGGTAATTTTACCGATAAGTGTATGACAGTCCATCAAATAGATGAACCTAATATTCCAAAAGTTTACTGTGATGGTGTGATTTCTCCAGAAGAACATCCTAGTCCACTACAGCATTATACATTTATGGAAAAATATATAAAACCGTATTTTAAAGAAATAGAGTTAAATAAAGGAGAAAAAATGGATAAGTGTATACAAGACTGGCAGAGATTTGCAGAAATAAAACAAAGTTACCACGACAAAAAACATTTAGAACCAAAGAGTTTTCCTGTACCGATACGGTTAGGATTAGGATTGATTGAAAAAGAGTATAGTAAACAAGACGGTACTGTATATCTATTTATGGAGTTGATTTAAATGACACAGTGTAACACAGCAACAAGAAAAAAATTTCCTATATAAATAAAAGTATAAAGAAAAAATGGAAATAAAGTTTATTTTTGATGAGACTAAATTGCCTGAGCTTGTAAAAAAAGAAAGTATTTTATCTTTTAGTGAATGGAGTAAACCAGATATAAATAATATAGTAAAATTATTAGATGAATATAAAATTACTACTGTAGAATATAACTGTATTGAAGAACCTCATCCTTTACCAGAATTTCATCCTGATGGAGCACACAAACCTTTATTAGACAAAATAACAGAGAAACAAATTTCGTTAAAGTTAACCTTACCGTGTACACTTAGTGAATATAAGAATAAAGAATGGTTTTTAGAAAAAAACGATTTAATAGAGTACAAACATTATCCCTATTATTTTATTTTTCCAACCATAAATTTTTGTAATAAAGATTACGATAATGTTTTAAAAAAAAATTACTTTGCAATATTAAGCAATAATCCTCATTACCATAGGTGCTTGTTTTTAGATTTAATACATAGAGAAAAATTACACTTAAATACATTTTTTACTTGGAATAATACACAGGAACAGACAAAACATTTTTTTAAAAAGTATACATTTAAATACTGGAACGAAGAAAAAGTAGTATCTAAAACTCCTTACGATTCGCTAACAAAACACGAAAGGTATAATGCTCAATATAATAGTCTTCCAGTACAGTATCATGAGTCTTTATTTGATATAGTTTTAGAAACTACTACTAGTTGTCCTTTTATATCCGAAAAAACATGGAAGCCTATATATTTAGAAAAACCTTTTTTAATTTTTGGCGGTCCTTTTATTCATAAAAAATTAACCGACTTAGGATTTATTCTACACGACTTTATTGATTATTCTTTTGATTATAAATTAGATGATAAAAAGAGAGCTGAAATGATAATAGTAGAAATGAAAAAACTACTTAATTTTACTAAACAGGAATTGATAGAGAAAACAAAAACAGTAAATATTTATAATTACAATAGGTTAAATCAACTATACAAAAGTAAAAAAATATGAAAATAGGTTTTATAGGAGTAGGAAAACTCGGTAAAGATGCTGCTGAAGTAATGGCAGAAAAACATGAAGTCTTAGGTTATGACGTAACAGAAGTATCCCCAGAAAATTTTCAAATGGTGCCTTCGATAGAGGCTGTATGTAAAGATAGAGAAATGATCTTCATTGCTGTACCGACACCTCATCACCCAGATTATGATGGAAGATACCCAACATCACATTTACCAAATAAAGATTTTGATTATTCAATAGTAAATAACGTATTAGATGAAGTAAATAAATACGTTAGTAAAGATCAACTTATAGTACTTATTTCAACTGTGCTTCCTGGAACTATAAGGAGAGAATTTATTGATAGAATACCTAATGGTAGATTTATCTATAATCCATATTTAATTGCAATGGGGACTGTAAAATGGGATATGGTTAACCCAGAAATGATTATTATAGGAACTGAAGATGGTTCAGTAACAGGTGATGCTAAACTGTTATTAGAATTCTATGAAACGTTTATCACTGAAGGTACTCGATATGAAGTAGGAACTTGGGATGAAGCAGAAGCAATTAAAATATTCTATAATACATTTATATCTACAAAAGTAGCTCTAGTAAATATGATACAAGATGTTGCAGAAAAAAATGGCAATATGAATGTTGATATAGTAACAGGAGCCTTAGAAAGATCAACACAACGTATACTTGGTAAAGCATACATGAAAGCTGGAATGGGGGACGGTGGAGGATGTCATCCAAGAGACAATATTGCTTTAAGGTATATGGCTGAAGAATTAAATTTAGGATATGATTTATTTGACGCTATAATGAAAGCAAGAGAATTACAAGCTAAAAATTTAGCAACTAAACTGGTTATGGAATCACTTAAATCAGATCTACCTATAGTAATATTAGGGAAAGCATATAAACCAGATGTAGAATATGAAGATGGTTCTTCTTCTATACTTGTAGGACATTACTGTGAATCTGCTTACGGAGATAGGTTTAAAGTTATTTACGATCCGATTGAACCAATTAAAGCTATATACCTACTAGGACATATGGGTAAACACCATAATTATAACTTCCCAGAAGGGTCAGTAATTATAGATCCTTGGAGAAAGTTTGATAATCCAAAAAATATTCTTAACTTAAGTATTATACACTACGGAAATACAAGATGAGTGCAATAAAATTAACAGAACAAGAATTAAAAGCAATAGAAGATATTAAACTTCGTAAAAAAGCTATAAAAGAAGAAATAGCTGATATTGGTTTATCTAAGATTAAACTTAAGATTAGGAAGGAAAAGTTAGAAGAATTTTATACAAAAACCCTAACTAATGAAACACAAATTGCAAAAGGATTAGAAGAAAAATACGGAAAAGGATCCGTTAATATACAATCAGGGACTTTTACTCCTATAACTTAACTTTTCACTAAACAACACTCTATTTATATATGTAGACGAACACCACAATACATAAAGTGGTTTCGATTATTTACATATATTTATATAAGACAATATTATAAACTTTACCGAAAATGGCAGAAACAATAGTCTCACCAGGTGTATTTCAAAGAGAAAATGACATCTCTTTCATCGCCCCAGCACCTTTAGAAGCAGGAGCAGCAATTATAGGACCTACTGTAAAAGGACCAGTAGAAGTACCTACAACTGTTACCTCATATAGCGAATACGTTAGAAAATTTGGGGACACTTTTGAAACAGGATCAGAAAAATCTGAATTCTTAACTTCTTTAGCAGTAAAATCATACTTCCAGCAAGGAGGGGATACTTGTTTAATTACAAGAGTTGTAACAGGATCATTTACTGCAGCAACAGATGAAGGAATTACAGCAGCAGATGCAGGAGCAGCACCTTTCACTATAGAAACATTAGGAAAGGGTGTTATCATGAATAACTCAGGAGCTTACAACAGTGATAACTCTTTAGTACTAGGAAATTCAGATAATGTTAGATGGGAAATTTCAAACATTAGCAATGCTAAAGGAACATTTACACTTTCGGTAAGAAGAGGTGATGATAATCACAAAAACAAAATAGTCCTTGAATCATTTAATAACTTAACGTTAGATCCTAATGCAGATAACTATATAGCAAAAGTTATTGGTAACCAAACTACTTCAAAAGGTTCAGACGGAACAACAAAATATGTTTCTGTAACTGGAGATTATGTTAATAATTCTAATTATATTAGAGTAGCATCAGTCCCAAGACAGACACTTAATTATACTGGTAATGACGGATTAATTAGAGTAGGAAGTGCATCAGGTTCTCTACCAACAGCACATTCTGGATCTTTTAAATCAGCAACAGGAGCAAATGTAGTAACAGGAATAGCTAACAACTACTTTGGTGATATTAATACTAGAACACAAGGTCTAACAACAGGATGTTATACAGATGCAATTGCAATCTTAGAAAACACAGACGCTTACTTATTCAATGTAATTTCAGCACCAGGTCTAGTTTATGATAAACATACTACACCAATTGATAGCATTATATCTTTAACTGAAACAAGAGGAGATTGTATAGCAGTGATAGATTTATATTCTTACGGGGCAACAATTTCTAATGTAACAGGTAAGGCGGACTTATTAAACAGCTCATATGCAGCAACTTACTGGCCTTGGTTACAAACAGCATCAGCTACAGGTAAAAATGTTTGGGCACCAGCTTCAACATTTATTCCAGGAGTATATGCATTCACAGATGGAGCAGCAGCACCATGGTTTGCACCAGCAGGTTTAACTAGAGGTGGTGTACCAGGAGTAATTCAAGCAGAAAGAAAGTTAACTAGAAACGATAGAGATACTTTATACGAAAGCAAAGTTAACCCAATTGCTACATTCCCAGGTACAGGTATTGCAATCTTTGGACAAAAGACATTACAGACTAAAGCAAGTGCTTTAGATAGAGTAAACGTAAGAAGACTACTAATCGATCTTAAGAAGTTTATTGGAGATCAAGCTTCAACATTAGTATTCGAACAAAATACGATTACAACAAGAAACAAATTCTTATCAGCAGTTAACCCATACCTAGATTCAGTAACACAAAGACAAGGTCTTTACACTTACAGAGTAGTAATGGATGACAGTAATAACACGGCGGATGTTATAGATAGAAACCAATTAGTAGGTCAGATCTATATTCAGCCAGCTAAGACAGCAGAATTTATAGTATTAGACTTCGTAGTAGAACCAACAGGAGCGACTTTCGGAGCATAATTAGAAACACAGATATTTATAATAAAGTAATATAACATGGCAGTATTAGATCCAAATGAAATAATGTTTAGAGCTTTCGAGCCGAAAGTTCAGAATAGGTTTGTCCTTTACGTAGATGGTATTCCATCATTCTTAGTAAAGAACGTATCAGCACCAGAATTCACAGATGAGGTGATTAAATTAGACCACATCAACTCTTATAGAAAAATTAGAGGAAAAAGAGAATGGGCTGATATAACAATGACTTTATATGATCCAATCACACCTTCAGGTGCACAAGCAGTGATGGAGTGGGCAAGATTATCTTATGAGTCAGTAACAGGTAGAGCTGGATACTCAGATTTCTACAAAAAGGATCTAACATTAAACATATTAGGACCAGTTGGTGATATCGTTGGAGAATGGGTCATCAAAGGAGGATTCGTAACTACAGCAGATTTCGGAGACTATGATTGGTCTAATAGTGAAGTAGTCGACGTATCGTTAACTGTAGCGATGGATTACTGTATCTTAAATTACTAACCGCTACCCTACATACTTTATTAAGAACCCGGCAATTAGTCGGGTTTTTTGTTGTTTTAAAAAAATTTTATTCGTATATTTATAATAAGACAAGTTTTA